CTTCGAGACTGTGGGGAGGGCGAGTTGGGGGGGAGTCACATTTGACGTCTCCGCCGACCCGAGGTCGAGTTTCGGTGCACCACGCCGGGAGCTGACCAACATTCACTTCGCGTTATGTACGGGTTGCAACCCGAAGATACGCAGCTTGTCTATGAAGAATTCGACGAATAGGACAGACAAGTTTTATGTTTCGCGTTTTTTCGCGACCACCACTTGTGGCGCATGTGACCGCAATGTCGCGGGCTGCTGTGCCAGAGACAACGACCCATGGTTGGCAGAGTGCCAAATTGAAATTACCGAAAAGGTTTTTTCTATGCTTTTGAATTACGCAAATTTGCGCGCTGCCAAAGAACGAGATATTTTGACTGCATTAGCGAATGCCATGGAGTCGCGTTGCGACGTTGCAGAAATGACCACTGTTTTGCTTGCGGTCATAAAGTTGCAGGCTTACCGCCGGATCGACGGTTGGTTCTGCGGCAAAGAACACGGCTACTGGAGCCGCATTGCGATGGCCCGCTGGGCTAGTTATGCTTATGCGAGTCAATTCAAGCCAGCAGACGGCATTTTGCCGTGGGGCACGAGGAATCACCTTGAGCCCCGGCGCGAATGGGAGGACTTGCGGGATTACGCCATTGCTACGAAACGACAGGAGACGGAGACGACTGCTTTGTACAAGTACAGAGTCTCCGCGACGCAGACCGCTTTCCAGAAATTGGTGAAGACGAAGCGGTACCCGGTGACGGGTGGGACACGACGAGTATTTGGTTGGACAAGCCAGAAAGCGCCGACCAGACGGGTCAAGGCGCAGGAGAAGCCACTTTTCCCAGGGGGAACTGAGGTGGCAGTCGTGCCGAAGGAAGAGGCTAGGGACTTCGAGTTGTGGGACGAAAATCTCACAATGAAACATGCGCTCATTGGGAAGAAGATTGTGGACGTGGTGCCAGACGGCAACTGTTTCTACAGAGCAGCGTGTGTGTTGGAAGGAAAGAACGAACAAGAGTGGCAGACACTCAAGAACGAAGTCACCGCCCATATGCAATATAGGTGTGAAACAGGCGATGTGGGCCTGTACAGCAACGACGAATTTCGGAAAATTGTGGTCTACCAGAGGGGAGACAATGTCTGGGCGGAAGACGAAGTCGTGAAGACTTACGCCAGACTGAGAGAAGTACGAGTGGAGGTATTGCAGGAAACGAGGGACATGGCAGGCAAGGCCAAGATGCGTACGGCTGTTTGCAACAGGAGCGGGAGTGAGACTCGGAGTTTGGTATTGGAGCATGGTCATTATCGTGCACTCGTATTGAACGACGAAGGAAAGAAAGCCTTAGAGAAGAAGAAGGCGCACGAGAAGGCGGAGAAGGTCGAAAGGAAGGTCTGTGTTTTCGAGGAGAACGCGTCACGCACGGGTAGTTACCCGACGAAGATTGTGGTTGACGGTGCCGACGGAAAGTTACAGAGGCTGTCCAAAGTGAGTTTCGACAGGGTTACGCCTGACACGTTGTGCGCATTGCACGAGGCAGAAGTCTTGCCGGGCCTTGAGGAAGGGGCACCAGGCGAGAAGGTCGCATTCACGAAGGTCGAGTCCCAACGTTGTAACGGGCCCATTTTGGGCGTAGGTTACGTTGAGCATAAAGACAATATTGGTTGGTCCGTAGAGCACAGGACGACGCCGAAGGCCGACCATAGGTACCGACCGCACAAGTGGGTCTCTTATTCCAGTGAGTCAATTTTTGACCACAAGGGGCCTGTCTTGCATCAATGTAAGTCAAAGGGCAAGAATGTTGAAGGATTGGCTAAGTTGCTGTTCGCCGACATGCCCAAGTCGAATTCGTACAATGTAGACAACCGAGCACTTGGTCAGTACGAAGAATTTAACGAAGATGGCAAGACTTACGTGAACATCTACGCGCAGCGTTACGGGGGAAAAGCGAACGCGAAAGGGGACACGAAGAAGCAGCGTCTCCTTTGGTTCAAGAATGCGGTTAGGAATTATTTCAATTTCCGCAAAGACAAGGACGTGACAATTGGCTTCCCACTGTTGGTGGGTTGCGGTCTAGCAGGTGGGGTGTGGGACGATTACCTCGGTCTCATCACCAATTTGGCAGAAGTGTATTGCCGTCGAGTAGTGTTCTATTCCGGCGAGGAGAACCGCCACCACCCAGCGAACGACCCGGCATTGCTGAGGCATAAGCCAGAAACAGACACGGCGAAGAGGCACACCGAGTTCGTCAACCGCATTATTGATGAAGTCTTTACGAAAGATCGTATTCGTGAAGCAGCGGACGACGTCTTTGGAGAAACGTGTTTCGACGAGTCGAAGTGTGGCAAGTTCAACGAAAAGGAAATTCGTGCGGCGCAGGACAAAATTGACATCATGTCCGAAGCTGGCGATATTCCGATGAGGAAATCAACGACGAAGATTGAATTTGTTGCGAAAGAAGGAAAATCCGCGAGAGCGGTCGTTGATAACGGCATTGAAGCGTTCGTTATCATGAACGGGGTGGCGCGCATAATTGAACAGATGACGTATGGCGCACCCAAGGCAGATGGCAAAGGCGGTGGAGTCTTCCGGAAAATCTCTATCAAGCACAAGGAGAGAGTCAAGTGTATTACTGAGTTCTGCAAGAAATTGGATGCGAAAGGACAGTACGCTTGGGAAATAGACCAGACCGCGATGGAGTGCCATGAAAGAGCGCCTGGCACGATGACTCTTTGGTTACGCCTAGTACAGAAAGTACTTACTCAGATTGAGGCAAGTTGGGCGGGGAGGAATTGTGGCAAATTGCAAATGCGCCTGGACTACGACGAGGAGTTCGGCATGCGCATCAAGATGACGATTACGGGCATGACGGCCCCAGGCGGCAAGAAGAACGTTACTTTGTCGTTCGACGATATGTATCTCGATAGCGGTTGGCTGCTTACCAGTTGGTTGAATTTTATGCAAGAGTTCACAGCCACCGTGTGTTGTTTGACGAGCACGCCAGGTAATTACTTGGCATACAACAAAGCGACGCAAGAGTTTTGGGTGGAGCGCGAAGATTTTATTCCGCGTTTCATGCCATTGCCTCTTTTGGAGAACCCCGAGGCCCTGTGGGGCGAAGCCGTGTGGAGTACGGTGTCGAAGAAGGCACGTATATTCATTCGCGGTATGTTTGAAGGCGACGACGGAGGGGGCACCATTACGAACAATGGGCCTAAAGAGCAGCAGCAGGCTGCCGTGGCATGGAGAATGGCAGACCTTGGCTTTAGTGCCAAGTTTAAAGTCGTGTCGACGGGGAGGCTCGAGATAGTGGGACTGCACATTGCTATGACAGAAGGTGCGTATGACGCGTCTGTTCCAGTAATTCCTAACCTCAAGCGTTACCTAAGTAAGATGGGATGCCACGCACAGGCGACGAATCTGAAAGAGGATCAGCGTGCGGCCATTGGGGCTGCGCGGCTGTATTCATTAGCTAGTATGTTCAGTCAGAGCATTCCAGCCATGGCCACTGCCTTTGAAAACCTCGCTGAGGTAGAGTATAGGGCGTGTGGGAAGTTGGCAGGAAAAGCAACGATCCGCGTGGAGCGGTACAGTGATGTGGACAAGGCGTTCTCAGAATTTGAGACAGATTCGAGCGTATCTATAACTGCCGTCAGGAAGGCCTATTTTGGGGCCAAGGGCGTGTGCAGTTACGAGGCGAGAGAACAGACACTGGCCATTGCCAATTCGTACGAAATGCGAGTCGGTAAGGGCGTTGGAGAAATGCCAGAAGACATTGTGGGGAGGTTGGAATTGTTCGCAGGTTACTTGAGTGACTGGAACGGAACAGATCATGCTGCAGCTCGCAGCTTTCTACCCCTGCAGCTTATGTGAGTGTTTGTGTGTGTGTGTAAGGGGACACTGGTAATTGCCAGAGTCCGCCTAGTGGTATGGACCTATTCGCACCCTTTAG